TTTAGTTGGTGATGCTTTTTTTACAGTCATTTCTTTCTTCTCCTAGGCGCTACAAATGTTTTATCATCATAATCATCCATGGCTTTCTTTACATCATTTTTATTTTTAGCCAAAGCCGCTCTGCGTTCAAATGCCGTAAAGCCGCCCCAAACACCATAAGGTTCATTTGTTTTTAAAGCAGTAATTAAACAATCACGTTGCACTTCACATAATTTGCAAATAGATTTAGCATAATTTATTTGCTGTGATGACATTGGTAAATCGGAGTGACCGTAAAAAATTTCTGATGGCATACCAAAACAGTATGCGTCATCCTGCCAATACTTTTTGGCCGTATAGCGCCAGGCAGGTGGAATCGATGACGTCTTGTGGTTTTTTGCATTTTTGGCAACATTCGTAGTATCTGGGATGCTTTGAGGCAAGCCATCTTTCAACGGCTTGTTTGTCCGCGTTTCCATACCCTAATACCGCCTTTTTCCATGATGATGGTCCAATAAATGTTACTTCTGAGTCTACCTGTTGTGACGCCAAAGCCAAAGCCCCGGCTACCATACCAAGAGATATGCCTGTTCTAACATTACGACTAACGCCCTGAATAGGCTGTTCAATAACTACCAGTTCAGGGCGCGTCGCCGTAATTTTGGTTTTTAACCATTCAGACATGGTTACTAAGTTTTTGATGTCATCTTTACTGGTCAAAATAAGTTCATCAAAAACCATGTGATTAGGGTGTGCAAACGCAATACGTCTGACGCCATAATCAACACCTGCTGAATTCATATACCATTTCTACCAGTTTTGCTTGTTAATGTACAGAACGACACCAAGCAAGCCACCGATTAGCAGTAAAAATACCACTTCTCTCATCCTCTTTTTTCTCCTTCAATTGGTGGACCCCATGAATCCCATGGGTTTTGTCGCCAAGCAATGCGACAAATTTTGTTATCAAAAACATTGATAAGAAGCTGACCACCTAAATTTATAGGCACATAGTATTGGTCGTCTAAATTAACTACAAAAGTAGACATTGCATCGTCAATTGGATCAGTCATCTTTATCCTTAATTTCTTCAATTTGTGTCAAGGCGTCACGGTATCCCATTACCAAAATATTGGCAAGTTTAAGACCGTTTAATGTACCTTCAAAAAAAGTACCTGTGTATGGTCCAGATTCATCAATGTAACTGCTAATTTCTTGAGCAATTTTTTGCCTGAATTCTTCTTCAGTCATCGTCAGATTCGTCATTAATAGCCTCCTCTATGGCTTCTGCACGGCATTCCCAGCAATTATTTGGGTATGCTCTACCTTTAGGATGATGGCGCCAACAACTGGCATTCATTTCATCATCATCAACAGTAATTTCTAACATGTGTGGTACCTCATTATCAACAACCAAACTTAACTTGTTTGGTCTATTAGCATAGGTTGTCATTTGTTTTCCTTCCATTGAGCAGTTGGGCAAGATTCTCTAAAATCGCAATAATTGTAAGAAGAACCTGTTTTAGCAATACATGTTTCTAGCATTTCTGGTAACTCTTGCATTGCGATATGACCATGTAAAGATTCCATGAGCATTTCTAAGTTGTCATCTACTTCTTGCATTCGAGCTACGCGAAATTCTTTCCAAATTGCATGGTCACGATTTTCATACACGATTGAAAAATGACTAAGATCAAGTGCTTTCATGTAAGCATGTGTTTGCATAAGGTGTGGGAACAGTGGTGCGTTACGTTTTAGAATGTCGCGCCATTTATTACTATTGACTGTTTTTAATTCCCAACCAGAACCATCACTAATGATTCCGTCCATTGCACCTTTTACAAGCCATGGTGAGTATTCAACTTGAACCTCAATGTCTGCTAGCCAGCCTTGCGAAAGCCCAGCTAACTGCCATCGATAATGGCCCCAAGTTCCCGCATTCATAACATCAAAACTGCCGTCAGATGGTGTTAATTTATTTTCACCCAAATAAGACAATAAATGCTTTCGTTGGCAAGAATCACCAATTAGCGATGGGCGTATACGACCAGCACCACTTGTACGTGAGTTATCAAAAGAGTCATTATGCATGACTTCCTGTAGTCGGTCAAAGGCTTCTATAGTGATAACAGATCCGCCTTCTCGCCATTTACTCATACCAAACGTAACTGGCATATCATTGTTTCCCATTACGCTTTTTAACAGATTAACCATACTCATGATTGCTCTCTTTCTAAGCCGATTAAAGCACCGGCATCGTGTAGTGCTGCGACGATACCGCCGCATGCGGATGGTGTGTGTCCAAGTCCAAGCGATTTAGCGCCTGTAACTCTTCTTCCTCTTACTTTTCGTGCAAAGTCATCAAGTGAAGTGTATGGTGCGTGTCTGACAATTTCATCAGCCGCTTTATCCCCTAAACCTTTAATTGAGGTTAACCCTTTACGAATTGCGTTCTTACTTATGTCAGCCGAATAACTTTCTTTTGACCTATTTACATGTGCTGTGCGTATTTGAACGCCCGCCTCTCTTGCAGCTTTTAGATAAAACGGTTCTTGTTTTGCGCCTGTGTAGGAATGTAGCATTCCTGCCCAAAACGCTGCTGGATGGTGTACCGCATAGTAACCTGTTATGTATGCAAGCACACCGTATGCTGTGGCGTGGGCTTTGTTAAACCCATAACCAGCGTAAGCTTCTAATGCTTCTTCTAACCATTTGAGGTCATGAATTGTCATTCCTTTTGCTAACGCTAGTTCGCGCACTCGCTTTAATAGTTCAGTTAGTTCATCGCGAGCGTTACCAACATCTGCGTTAGATGCCTTGATTACTTTGCGCATACGCTCAATTTCTTCTGAATCTAAACCAATGTTGCGCATAACACCAATCACTTGCTCTTGGTATAACAAAACCCCATAAGTTTCTTTTGTTTCATCAGAAATAATTGCGTGCCGTTCTGGTACTGGTGATACGCGTTGGCGCCGAAGAATAAAATCCTCGGTGGCACCAGATTCCATTGTGGCTGGACGAAATAATGCCATAGCAGCAATAACGTCTGCTATTTTTGTTGGCTTTAATCGACGTACACCATTGCGACTTGAACCACCTTCTAACTGAAATAGCCCAACCGTATTACCTTTAGACATGGCGCTGTAAACGGCTTTATCGTTTAAAGGTATGTCTTCTGGCTCTACACCTGAATATTCACGCATAATACGTAATGCTGTTAATGTTTTAAGGCCAAGCAAATCAAGTTTGACTAGCCCTAAACGTTCAACATCATCTTTATCAAAAGCAGTAACCATAGTTTTGCTCGATGCTACATACTGCAGTGGTACTACTGATGCGGCTTCAGCGCTAGGTGCTACAAGCAAACCTGCTGCGTGTACGCCATAGCCAAGGAATGCTTTTTTGTTTGCTAATCCTTTTAGGCTATTCCACTGATATGTAGTTAAAGGCAAGTCGGGGTCTTCGCCTAGTTTTCTGGCACGCATTTTCCAACGAACCATTAAGCTACCTTTCTGATCATTCTCATCATCATCTAAGCCCATTTGTAGCCAAGTGCTGATGTTAACGACGTGAAAGTTTTCACGCAACCAATTAACTACTTCATCGCGACGGTCATGCTCAACATCAATATCAATGTCTGGTGGTTTTGTGCGGTCTTTGGATAAAAATCGGTCAAAACGCAAACCCCAAATAATTGGATCAAATGAAGTAATACCTAATAACCAACAAAGCAAAGATCCAGAAGCCGAACCACGAACATTATAATTAATTTTATGCTCGTCCATGTATTTACAAACTGAAGCCGTAAACATAAGATAGCCTGAAAAACCAGCGCTAGTAATAACATCTAATTCTTCATAAATACGTTCAAGATATGCTTTCTTTTTATTTGGCTTTATCTTTCCTGCATCAATTTTTTCATCAAGCACTTTAAGGCTTATTTCGGCTAATTCTTTTTCTGGATTACCCGATACGGTTGTGTCTGGTACTTTGAGTTTGAATGTATCTAGTTCAGGAATAACTACATTTGCTTTTGACAACAAATCTTCAAGGCCTTGCATACCAGCACTAAAAATTGCTGGCGCATGGTGCTCTTTCATCCATTGTGTATCAACCATGTGGTAACCGTCACCTGGGAACAAAGCATCTTCTGGTTCTTCCGACCAAGATACCAACTCTTTCATAGTGTCATGTAGTTCACGGTCGCTTTCTTCAACATAATGCGAATCCTGTGTAATAATTACTGGTAGTCCATGCTTTTGAGCAATGCGCCATTGTAAGTTAGAGTGCAAGTCGCTGTCTTGTCCTTCAAGATAAATAGCATGGTTTTGTATTTCTACATAAAGCCCAGAACCAAACCATCCAGCCATGCTGAGTAATAAATTATTTGTAATTTGGTCAACGTTAGCGTTTGGAGTTTTTAGTGTTTCCGATAACACACCAAACCAGCACCCTGTCATTGCCGCAATACCATCTAATCTGCCATCCTCAGCGGCTTGCGCTAAATCAGCAAAATCTAATATTGGTTTGTATTTAAATTGCTGATGTGATTGCGTGACTAGTCCGGATAAATTACGGTAACCTTTTTCGGTAGTTGCTAACATACCTAAATGCATTGTGCTTGGTCGTTTGTGTTCACGGTTAAATGCAATGTATGCTTCAACGCCAGGTAATGGCTTTATGTCTGCTTTTTTACATGCCGTATAAAGTTGGGCTGAGCCGGCCATTGTTCCGTGATCTGTTAAACCAAGTGCTGGATACTCTAACATTTTTGCTTTATTAACAATTGCATCAACGGTAGGTAAAGCATCTTTAGCTGAATAGCGACTGTGGGTGTGGGCACTCCAGTATTTCATATGTTTTTCCTTTTTTAAACGCAAAAGGAGCTGCCCAAATGGACAGCCCCTTTTACTTAGTGTTTAGACGTTATGTGCAATTGCAAGTGCAATTAGTGCAGAACGTGTTGAACGTGGTGGAATAGACACCTTAGCGCTAGTCAAAAGTGTCTTTAAGCGAATGTCTGAAATAGCAGCATACTTGTCTTCTTCTGTAGGCTCTGCTTCAACCACTGCTTCTTCGTAAGCATCAACAACATCATGCTCTTCTTCAGTAGTTACCACTTCTACATGTGTGTCGGAAAGACTACGCACATAGTCTTCAACTTCACTACGAATAGAAGCAAACACTTCAACCAAATCATATGGCTCTGGTAGTTCAGCCGGCGCCTCGTTCTTGATTGGCTTAACGGTTAGTGTTGTGTTAAGGCCTTCACCACGAACGGTTAACGCCCATGGGTACTGTGTGCATGAGAAGTTTTCGTCCATCTCACGATAATTGTTAAACGCACGGAATAGGTCTTTTGCTCGCGCTGAACTCATCTTTAGGATGATGTGCCGACCTTCTTCCGTAAGAACGTTAACTGCAACTTTGTCTTGTCCTTTAACACGACCGTCTGCTGGCGGGAATCGCAACGATGGAACGACTAGTTCCAACAATGGATCAGTACCACGTGGTGCATACTGGCGACGCTTTTCACCAGTGTCAGGGTCTTCCACAATGATTTGGTCATTGACTGGAAATTCTTTACAACCGCCAGGTAACTGGAAGCCACCTCGAAGTCCTTCAAATGCCGCAACTTCACGGTAGATGTGCCAACCGTGGTCAACGCTCATGGTTTCTTTATCTGTCAAGAAACGAACGATTGTGGTACCGCGCTCTAGACGGTAGATAGGACGGAAAGTGCTATTGTCCTTTTGTGGCTGTGAGTATCCATCGATACCGGCCAGTAACAGGTCTTCGTCGATATTGTAATCAATCGGCATAACTAACTGATCTCCTTTGTTTTCTTTGCTTGTAACGCGGCTTCTCGCTTGGCGTCAATGATGGTTGCCAAATTTTCGGCAGTTTGGAAAGCAGTGCCAAGCGCAATTGCTTGCGCTCGTTCACTAGCTTCGTCGGATGTTTCTTCAGGCAATACAGCAATATTTGCTTCTGCAGTTGCCCATTGTGTTTGCCCATTTACCAAAAAGGTATGGGTAACTTTTACTGTGATTTTGTCGCCATCGCTTATCGGGATGGGTGTGTAGACGTCATCATCGTCATACTCGTTACTCATCGGTGCTTTCCTCCGTGTCAATGATTTCGCTGATTGATAGCCATGGCTTACGTGGCTTAATTGCGATTATCTTATTTGCTAAGTCAGCTTCTAAACCGCCATTAGTTACTATACGGTTAAATGCTGTTTTGTCCAAAACTGGCTTAGTTACTTTTGAATACAATTCTGGTGCTTCTGCTTTTAGCACCGCTAGGTCAACATCAAAAGTTTCACTACGCATTACTTTGGCTTTGAAGTGACGGTTATCAACCTCAAAATCTATTTTTTCAAACAAGTCTGCTAGTTGAACTTGAATAAATTCAATCTCATGTTCAATTTCTACTTTCCTTGCTTTTAACTGTAAAAGCCTATAAAGGTCTTTTGTAAGATCTTCATCTGCTTTTTCTATTGTGTCTTGTTCAGACATTTTTTCCTCTTTTCAGTGTATTTTAATTTTTATCAACATAAGGCAAAATTTTAACTGCCTCGTCACGACGGTGTAGCCATTCTAATTCATGACATGGTGCCATTTCATAATTATATGGATCAAGAATCCCGCCGTTGCATTTTGGACAATAAGTCATAGCGCTGTGGTCTTGGATTTGCATTACGTGACGATGAGTCACTCCCAATACCCAAAAGTATCTTAATGCGGTATTTTCGGGGCTTAGCTGCAAATGCAGCCATTCTTTAATGTTGTTAAACATTTCTCTCCTTAACTGTGTTTTTTGTATGTACTGTTTTGTAATAGGTTACGAATGCTTGTGATTCGTTCACCTACTTTTACTTCGCCAGGATCATTGCCACCCACTGTAGTCCAATGGTGTGACAAAACTGGTGAAATGTCATTTAACTGGTATTTTGCTCTTTGTGACGCACCCCAACCAGCATTATCATCATCAAAAGCAGTAATAACTACCTTTGGTGATAAATCTGCAATCATTTGCACTTGTGGTGCATGTAACCCCGAACCAAAGCAACCTAAAACTGTCCAATGCTCTGGTATACCTGACTGATCTAAGGCCATAACGTCAGCAGCACCTTCAACCAAAACAATTACTCGTGATGGTTTGTATTCACCATAAAAAGTTGCTGATGTTCTTACACCGTATGGGTATTTGTATTTGGCTTTTTCATCTTCATGCCTTGTAACTACACCAATAAGTTGATTGTTTTGATTTCTTATTGGATAAGTTGGTGAACCATCAACATAACTAGTTCCACATCGATGTTTAGTTGCTGTTTCAACACCAAACCTTTTTACCCAGTAGGGGCTAGGGCTATGTGCATCAAATATGTCAAGCCAGGCTTCTGAGTAAATGCGTGCTGGTACATCACCAGCAAGTACGCGAATAATGTCTTCAACAGTTGGTACATAACCTTCTGTTGTTCCATTAGCTTTACATGCGTGACAATACCAAACACCTTTACCTACGTTAACTGATGCTGAAGCGTTACCGTCATCGTGTACAGGGCAACAAAACGACCGCTCTAATCCTCTTCCTGTCGTTAAAGCCTCGTCTAACGTTATTCTTTTCATGTTTTCCTAACTTATTTGTATTTCGTCAGCTTCATCGTCAGCCATTCGCATTTCTGTTGCTTTTTCAGCACTAATGTCATTAAAGCGCCCAAACGTTGGGTCAAACTCTGTAAACCATCGAGCGCCCGACTCACCATGGCGATACTTAGTTAATGAATTAAGCAATACTCGTTTAGATATTCGCTTGAGTGTTATTAGTGCGTCTGCGTCTTGTCCAAGCGCATCAGATTGTGCTAAATGTTCAGCGCCTGGTGTTTTGTCTGAATTACCACCTGCACGGTTAATTTGCGCTGCAGCAATAATTGGAATGTTACGGTTAAGCGCTACTTCTTTTAGTTGGTTAGAAATAGCAGCCATGGCACGCCAATCTTCAATCGCTCTAGAGCCTGTGGTTGTATGCATCAAACCAACATAATCAACAATTACTAATGTGTTTTCATTAGCAACCGCTGAAATAACTGAGGCATCGCATCTACCTTTAGATGGATCATAAATACTGATTGTTCCTTTATCTTCACTTGACCATTTTTCCAAAAGGTCACGGCGAGTATCTATGTCTATGTCTTGCCATGGATGTTTATAGTTTTGGAATGCTACGCGGTGAATACGGTCCTGTACTGATTTGGCAGGCATTTCTAAACTAAAGTATGCGACATCCCAACCACCTTCGGCAGCAGCTACGGCATGTTGAATCATTTTCCATGATTTACCAATACCTAGACGCGCTGCAACAAACCACAAATCTCCAGCCGCTATGCCACCTGTAAGGGTGTTTAACATACCAAATGGTACTGGACATATCTGCAGGTCTTCATTGCTTTCTAGGAGCGTTAAATCGGTTGCGTCAATACCCATGCCAATTGCTGGTTGTATTTGGTTTAGCCCGGTTTTTAGAATGTCAATTGCTTCATCGTTTGCATCTTCTGCAAGTGATGCTGATGCTTTGGACATTGCTGAGCGTAGTACGCGGTTGGTGTGTGCATCTGATAGTTGGCTTGCAGCCCACACAGGGTTTATGTCTGATGTGTATGGGAATCGCGCATAGCGTTCTAGCAGTAAATGAATAGGTGGTGCACAGTTAGCATCTTGTTGGTATTTCATACAAAACTCGTGAATAGGTTTATGGCCTGATATTTGTTCTGTCTTAATACCAAACATTCCAGGCACATAAACGCCTGTATCTAAAAGCGCTGAAATAAATAATGCTTCCGGAGCATGATCTGCTGTAGAACCGTAATTTATCTCTTTTTGTCTATTGCTAACTAACTGAACATAACTATCTTTTTCTTTTTTCTGTAATCCCATGTTTTCTCCTATGTGTTAAAAAGCAAAAGAGCCTTAAGTCTGTGCCTAGGATTACCTAGACTAAGGCTTAAAGCTCTTCTTGGGAAGTTAATCTGTTAAATCTTTTGGGCATACTGCCCCTTCCCCGTGTATAAGCAATTATAGCAGATAAATCTGTACAGGGATACCATTTAAGAACTGTTAACAGGTAATGCTTTATAACGATTTTGTTATAAACAGTAAAAGCAAGAAAAGTAAGCGTTGTGATTAGGAAGTATATGCTACAATAAAGGCTGAGTACGTAGTGTTCAGAAAGCGGATTAAATAACATTCACAATAACACTCCTTAAAGGTGTTGAAGTGAAAGAAGCAAAAGCAGAAAATCCGAGAACTTACCAGAGCATAGCTGTTAAAGCGAAGCGCCACTACGGTACGGAAGCCTATACATATAGTGATTAACACTGTAAAAACTAGGTGAGAATTAACCCTTGCAAACGCAGGGGTTTTTTCTTTTGATACACTTATCACATAACTACTATCAAGGAGAAGCTATGGCTTTATCACGAATTACCGGTTTTCAAGCATATGCACATATGCATCAATGGATGCTGCAACACAAAAAAGGTTTTCTAGGCCATTGCCATAAAACATGTCAAGACGCTTGGGGATTACCAGTTAAATATGCTTCAGCTATTGATGCTTGGAATCATGTGCCAAAGAAACATCAACACACTGATCTGTCTAAGATTCCAGTGGGTTCGCCAATCTTTATGGATGGTGGCCAATATGGTCACGTATGCCTCCAGTCAGACAAAAAAGGCATTGTTATATCTACAGATGCTCCAACAGCTGATTACATTGGTGAAGTGCCATTGGAATGGTTTACCAAGCATTGGGGTAAAAAAGTTCTTGGCTGGGCATCTCAATACAATGACGTTGATTTGCAATTAGACAAAATGCCTGTTTAAACTAGGCAGGGGCAGGAAGGTTTCGACTAGACATTAAGACCACACGTTGGTAGTGTCTAGGACCAGAGTTCAATTCTCTGCTGCTCCACACAAAAGAAAGTGAGAAAAAAATGGAATATGAAGACCCTGTATTAACTAGATTCTATTCATTTACTAAAAAAGATTTAGAAACTGGTTGTTTAATTTGGCAAGGTGGAATAAAAGGCAAAGGCTATGGTGCTTTTAAGTTTGAAAAAGTATCTCACCGTGCACATAGATTCATTTATGAATATGTAAAAAACAATAATGAGCGTTTACCACGAGAAACAATTATTAGACACACATGTGACACCCCATTATGCGTTGACTTAAATCATTTATTACCAGGAACACATAAAGAAAACTATCAAGACTCTGTTGACCGTGGTAGAAGAATATTTAAGAAAAAAGATATTGCATGAGTACATCAGATATCATTACCGGAATGTTATTGGCCTTTTTAGGTGGGTCAATGTTTTTGTTAACGCTCATGATGATGTTTATGATATGGGATGATTATCAAGATAACAAGAAAAGACGTAACAGCAAAAAATGACCGAAGCACCTATCTTTAGCCTTGTCAGGCCACCAACTAATAAAGAAGAACTATGGTGGACTGTCAAGACTCTATGGGGTGTTGAATTACCTAGAGTACAGGTATGTCCAGATCACACGGCTCCTTTTGATGCATTTGCGGAGGCTTATTTTGGTAACGAGTTTAACTGGGTTCTTTGGTATGGTTCGCGTGGTACTGGCAAAAGCTATATGCTTGCTCTTTTGGCCCTTACTAAAGCTGCTCTTCTTGAAATAAATGTGACACTATTGGGTGGGTCTATGGCTCAGTCACAAAACATTCACGAGCATGTTGAGTTTTTGACACAACACAAGCATGCACCTGTTCATGCAATTGAATCTATGATTAAAACACAGATTACTTTTACTGGCGGTAATTGGATTAGACCACTACCTGCATCACAAAAGACTGTTCGTGGACCTCACCCTCAAATGACATTACTTGATGAGATTGATGAAATGGAACGCAAGATTTATGATGCTGCTATGGGTCAGGCTATGACTAAACCCAATGCTAGAGGTGTTGAAGTTGCTGAAATGGTTGTTGCTTCGTCTACATGGCAAAATCCTGTTGGTACTTTTCAGTCTGTTATGGATGAGGCTTTGGCTAAAGGTATGCCTGTTCGTACATGGTGTTATCGTGAGCAGTTAAAGCCTCATGGGTGGATGGATCCTGATTTTATTGAGCGTAAGCGTATGTCTGTTCCGGCTGAGATGTTTCGTGTTGAGTATGAGCTTGGTGAGCCTGCTGGTGGTTCACGTGCGTTTGATTTAGAGAAACTTAATAAGGCTTTTGTTGATTTAGAGATTGTTGATGAGCGTCATTCGGCTAATGATGATGAGTGGGTATTCGAACGACCTGTACCTACTGCTACTTATTCTGCTGGTGCCGATTGGGCTAAAGAGCAGGATAAGACTGTTATTGCTGTGTTTAGGCTTGATGAAAGTATTAGACGGCTTGTTTATTATCGTAGGTTTAATCGTACTGATTGGCCAACAATGATTGGCGTGTTTAATCGAGTAACTACCGAGTATCAAGCTATGGCGGCGCATGATGCTACAGGTATTGGCAATGTTGTTCATGACATGGTTGATGAGCGAGTTATTAAATTTACTATGTCTTCTAATAAACGTACAGAGATGTTGACTAATTACATTACGGCTGTTGAGCAAGGTCGCTATAAGTTGCCTCGTAATACTCCTGCGTACCTACAGCATAAGTCAACTACGGTTGAGGAAGTCTTTGGTGGTGGCGGTTGGAACTCTCATCTGTCTGATGATGTGTGTGCTTTTGCTTTGGCTCATCATGCTGCAGAGCGTATGGCTCCGCCGGCAGCTGGTGAGGGCGTTAAGAAGACAGAGTATGCTCCTGAAAAGTTTAAAGACATTACTCCTGTGTATGAGGATGATGGTCGTTATGTTACGCAAGTGGGTGCTGTTACTGTTAAAGATGATAGCGGTGTTGGAGTTTTTAATCTTTTCTAATTGCAAACGTGTTGTTATGGGTTTAGTCTTGTAGTATCTGCTGTCTTTCTTTGCGAGGTTCTTATGAACAAATTTCTTAAATGGCTTGGTACTAGCCCTACTGCTGCTGTATTAAAAATTGCCCTTGGTGGTTTGTTAGTTATTGTGTTTGATTCTATTGATTCATATAACTTGCCTGCAGGTGTTGCTTTGGCAATTACTGCGCTTATCCCAGTTATTGTTGATGCGCTTAATCCTCAAGACCCTCGTTTTGGTAGAGGTAAATCTCCTAGTCTTAAAGACTTTTTGGCTGTTATTGATGGTATTGTTGGCGAACGTCAATCTGCTGTTGAACCAAAGAAGCCATAAGTGTTATGGATCAGTCGCTTATACACGTAGGCCAAATCTGCGGGGCTTTATTAGCTATTCTTTCTTTGGGTGGTGTGTTAGTGAAGTGGGGCATTGTTAAACCAATTAAGGCTTACATTGACCAAATGACTTACCCTATTCAACCTCATGCTAATGGTGGTGATTCTTTACCAGATGTCATTAAGACAATGAAAAGAATAGAAAACAAACTAGACCAGCATCTTGATGTGGATCACGGTCGTTAAAAAAACGCGTAGTGTAGGCTAAACCTGTACTTGGAGGAATTATGAGTAAAAAACCTGCTGGTCGTCCTTATCCTAATCTTGTGGATAACATGGCTGTTAGTAAGGCGCTTTTTAATAAAGGAAAAATTGCAAGTGCAGTTAAAAATAGATATGCTCGTCCTCTTGCTGATAATGAGTTTTATCATGGTACTAACTTAAAATCTGCTACAAAGATTAAAACTCAAGGTTTTAAAACAGTTGACCCTAGAAAAAAAAATTATGAGCCTAGTAGTCACTTAAGATCCGCTGGGAGAAGTTCCACTGGATTTGGTCGCCCAATACCTGAAGGAAACATGGGTCCTGGCGCTTATATGACAAAAAACAAATCTCACGCTAAAAAATATGCAAAAGGTAAGTCTGGATTGCCAGCTGTTGTTCGATTGCAAGTACCTGAAAACACTAAATTTGTAGAAGTAGATCTTCATGATAAAAATCTAATTGCTTATGTTAACCATGGCAGAAAATCAAATGCTACACATAGTATTAATGGCCGAATTGCTAATTATGTTAAAAGAAATCATAATACTCATGGTATTTATGATGGTGATTATTATTATGGTCAAACTAAGCACGTAAAAATGGTTTCTGGCTTAAAACCTGTAAATATTGCTACCGATACTACTGCAGTCGGCGGTGCTGGCTATTACGGCAACAAAAAACTAAACAGTAAGCCTGTTAGTAAGTCTTGGGAAGAAGTATCTAAAGTATTTCCTCAACGGGCTATCCTCACGCAAGGTACGCGTAAGACACGAGTTATGGTGCATTATGAATATTCACCTACACATTGGGGAATTATTCATCCTACTGAAGGGCAGCGTGTAGCACACAAAGATAGTATTAGGTTTATTCCAAATAAAAAGCCTAAGAGTCCTGGTCCTGATTTGTTTGGCGAACCTTTGAAAAAGTCGATGGAGTATAGTGTAGTTATGAATCAGTCCCGTTTTGGAAATGCTAGCAACGTAGCAAAATCACTAGATGATTATTGGAAAAAAGAGCAGGCCGAGAAAGAGGCTGCTCATCGTTTGCAAATTAAAGAAACACATGCAATTAGCCGCAATGCTTTTAAACAAGGCGTTAAAGGCGGTTTGATTATTGGTGTACCTACTGCTGCGGGCGCTACTTATGGCACTATGAAAGCTAAAAAGAAACTTTCTGAAGTACGTAAAGCATCTCTGGGCGCTGGAAAAATCTTTGAAGGTGCTGCTAACGCTGCGCATCACGCAACTCCTGTTGGTCATGGTTCTGGTGATTTTAGTGCTGAGATGCGTCGCAGTATTCGTGAGCATGCTGAGCGCACGAGGGCAGCAGCTAATAAGCGTGGTAAGGAACTTGTTTTACGTCCTAAGCCAGGTGAACTTGTTGATACTCGCCCACCTGCGCCTAAGCCTGCTAAAAAAGGTAGAGAACTTGTTCGTTTGAAACAGGACGTTCCTACTGCTAGTGTCTCTGCGCCTCGCCCAATTAAAATTACTCGCCCGATTAAAATTACTCGTGGACCTGCTGCTGGCGCAGGAACAAGAGCGCCTTCTGTAGCACCTGCTGTAGCACCTGCTGCGGCGGCACCTAAAGGTGCTCCTGGCTTAGCGCATTTTGATGAAGGTGTTAAAACTAAGAGTTATGTTCCACATGCTTTGGCTGCTTCTGCTGCGGGTATTACTGGTGGCGTGGCTATTACTGATCCTGAGAAGCGTAAGAATTGGATTAATGGCGCTAAAAGCCAAATTCATGAGTTGACTAAGGCTGATGAGTACGATGCTGCAGGTAATTTAAAGCAGCCTGCAAAAATTTCTGGCAACACTGCTATGGGTCTTGCTGGCGCGGGTACGGTTGCTTTGGGTGCGCGTACTCTTGGGCGTGCAGGTAATCTTCCTTATACTGCAGCACGTAATGCTAATTTTGCTAACAATAATTTGATGCAACAACGTACTTTGCATGCTGATAAAGTAGCTAATACTCAGGCTGCCCAAGCTAAAGCTGCTAAGGCGCGTATGCCTTGGACTAAGGCTATGGCTAATAAAAATGTTGACCGAGCTGTGTATCATGAATCTCGTCAAGACCAGCGTCTTATTGCTCAAGAAGCTAAGACCGCTGAAGCGCATGCTTTGGCACATGCTGTTAAGCCTCGTATGAAGATGATGCGTAATGGTGGCATGGGTATGGTTGCTGGCGGTTCTTTGTTGGCTGCTGGTGCTTTGGTTAATGCTGGTAAAAAGCGTGAGGTTCCACAGTAATGACTATTTCTCAGTCTCGTTATGGCAGTAATGCTGAAGTTGGTCGTGCGCCTAATCGTAAGCCTGTTAAGGATCAGCATCATTGGGGTGCTGCGGCTGGTTTAGGTGTGGCTGGCACTGGTCTTGGTGCTACTCGCGCTTCTAGTGTTTTGAGCAATAATGCTGGCGCTTCTAAAGGTAAGGCTAATCAATCTTTTGCCGGTGCTCGTATTAGTCGCGGTGATGCTAATCTTCAGCGTCAACTTCAGGCCAATGAGCAGGCTAAATTAACTAAATTGCGTGGCCGTACTAAAGGTCAGGCTATGTGGATTACTGATGGTCAGGGTAAGCGCATTAACATTCCTGCTGGTGCTTCTAATGGTGATATTAAAAACATCATGACGGGTGTTTCTCGTGATAGCGCTAGATATTCGCAAAGGGCTGGTATGCACGATAAAGCTGCGCAGGCTTCGCGCGACGAGGCTCGTAAGCATACAGAAAATTATGTTCGTATGAATCGTTATAGTAAGTTAGCGAGTCGTGGTGGCAAGGTGGCTATTGGTGCTGGTTTGTTGGGCGCGGCGGGCGCACTTGCTAATACTGAGCATGCTCGTGGTACAGTTGGCTACAAGCGACCTACACGCGCACAATTAAGGGGACGTAATGTCAGATGATGTACGTTTGGCGGCTAGACAGACTGATGGGTTAAATGCGACACCTGCTGATATTCAGGCAATAGAGGAATTAAAAAATGCTTCTCCTTTTATGGAGCTTGGTACTACAGGTTTAAAGCGTGCCGGTGGTTACATTGATGAGCAGTTTCTTCCGCAGTTGCGTGGGCGTAAGGCTGTTCAAGTCTTTAAGGAAATGGCTGAGAATGACCCTTTAGTGGGTTCTTTGTGGTTCACTATTGATCGTCTTATTCGTAATGTTGAGTGGCGTGTTGAGCCTGCTAGTAAGTCTAAAGAAGATACAGATAATGCCAAACTTGTAGAAACTTGTATGGATGACATGTCTCATACTTGGGATGACTTTATTTCTGAAGTTTTGTCTTGTGTCATTTATGGCTGGTCTTGGCATGAGATTGTTTATAAGCGTCGTATTGGTCCTTGGGAAAAAGATTCTTCTAAGCGTTCTAAGTACACTGATGGTCTTATTGGTTGGCGTAAGATGCCTATTCGTGCGCAGGAAACTTTGTTGCGTTGGGCGTTTGATGATACGGGCGATGTGTCTGCAATGATTCAGTTGGCTCCGCCTCGTTATGAAACTAAAGTTTTACCTATTGAGCGTTCTTTGTTGTTTCGTTATCGTCATCAAAAAGGTAATCCTGAGGGTATGTCGATGCTTCGTCAGGCTTATCGTCCTTGGTACATGAAGAAGCGCCTTGAAGAGTATGAGGCTGTTGGTATTGAGCGTGACCTTGCTGGTTTACCTGTTGTTAAGGTTCCGGCAGAGTTTTTGCGTGCTAAGCCAGGTTCACAGCAAGCCCAAACTGTTGAAGCGTTTAAGCGCATGGTTAAGAGTGTGCGTCGCGATGAGCAAGAAGGCATTGTCTTTCCTATGGCTTACGATCAAGATACTAAGCAACCTTTGTATTCTTTTGAACTCATGGGTGGCGGTGGTGCTCGTGCTTTTAATACTGATGCGATTATTCAGCGTTATGAGCAGCGTATTCTTATGTCTGTGCTTGCTGACTTTATTATGGTCGGCCATGAGGGTAGCGGTTCTTACAGTTTGCATACCGATAAGACAGGTATCTTCCGTACATCTTTGAACTCTATTGCGGGTTCTATTGCGGATACGCTCAATCGGTATGCAATCCCTCGTTTGTTTTCTGTTAATGGTATGAAGCCTTCAGAGTTGCCTAAGATTGTTCCTGGTGATGTTGATAGTCCAGATATTTCACAGTTGGCTCAGTTTATGTCTGCTATGTCTAGTACTGGTGTTACTTGGTTCCCAGATCCAACTATGGAAAACTTTATTCGCGATGCTGCACGTTTGCCTAAACTTAATGATGAAGATGAAGAGCGTCGTCGTCAGATGCAGATGCGTACGGAAGCTACTCAGTATGCTCAGGCTAATATTGCGTATGTTCAGGCTAAGCAACAGTTGGCTCAAACTCTTATGGGTCAGATGCAGCAACCTGGTCAGCCGGGTCAACCTGCGCAACAAGATAGTCAACAAAATGCTGCGCAACAAGATAGTCAACAAAATCCTCAACAGGGGCAGTAATGAATTTAACACTTGAACGTAGGGCGCAAATAACTGTTGCTGGTGCTTGTGCTCACATTGCTCAGGAAAACAATGCTGATGCTGCCAAATTGGTTAATATGTTTGTTACTGATGTTATGGAAGAAAATGGCATTAAGTTTGATGAGGCTTTGGAGATGCTTGCGCGTGCGGGTATTGCTATTTCTATGATGGCTGCTGAGCCTGATGTTGAGGAAACTTTTCGCCGTATTACTTTGACGTTGAGTGAGTTGCAGTGAATAAGAAAAACAAAAATAGGCTTCATGGTGTTGAAGCTGCTGCAGTTGGTGGCAGTGTTGCTGGTGTTGGCGCAAACATTAATTATCGTTCTGAAAAGGCTTTGCGTGCTTCTGGCAAAAAGGGTTTGTGGGATGCTACTAAAGCGCGTGAATTG